TTAGTGATCCTATCTGTTTGACTGTCTTACTCATTTTGACACCCAATTGTGTCTTCTTACCAGAAAACCCCTGTCCCACAACTTGACCTGCTCTACCTCTCATAGAACACATTAAAAGGTTTTGATATTCCAAGTCATAGTTTATAATAGATGCAACCTGATCACCAATATCATTTACTTCACATAAAATGTATGCATTATTATATGCCTTTGCAAATTCATAGATGACACTAGGAAAGATCATCGGTTTGATCGTATTATTCCTATATTTTGCAACTAACTTATATGGAAACTCTGTGACATCAAATACCCCAAAAGCAGAGTAATCTTTCTCTACGCCTCTAGCAACGTCAACTGTCACCACATAATTATGTTCTGGTATTGGATTTTGGAATATATCTCCACCATTACTTCTACCAATAGGCTCATCGTATGATAATGATTTTAACTTTGCAGGAGCAATCAAAGTATCAATAGACCCTAAGAACTCACACTCAAACTCAACACGGAACTGTTGTTCTGATGTGTTCTTAATTGTTTGTTCTTTCCAAGCCTCATCTCTGCCTGGTACTTCTGACCAGTGAACGTCTGTAGTTACATATTCATTTCTACCAAGTTCTGCATCATGCCATAACCTATAGAAGTGATTCATACCCTTGGGGGTAGAAACGATAATCACTTTTGTAGATTTACCAGATGAAATCGTAGGATATACAGAACTAAAGAAGTCGTCTGCAATATGGTTTGGAATGAACGCAAATTCGTCCAAGAAAATGATGTTGAAAGACATGCCTCGAACGGCAGATGCAGACGTAGATGCAGCAACAATCTTTGATTTATTTTCCAACTCCATAGAACCTTTGTTCCAAGCAACAATACCTTGTTGCATCCAATGAGGTAGTGCCTCATATGCAGTTTGAAGTCTACCTAATAGTTCTCTGGCAGTTGCAGCTTTGTTTGCAAGTATACCAATATTAACGCTATCGTTGAAGAGTGCGTAATGGAGGAGATATGAAACAACGGTTGTTGACTTTCCCGACTGTCGGGGCATCTTACAAATATTGAATCTATTTTCATGGAAATTTTTTACTAACTTCTCCTGAAATGGATACATCTCAAAAGGTACAAGACCTTCATCGAGGTTAATGATTCGGATATATTTCTCGGTAAAATATACAGGATCATCTTTACACTTAAGATATTCCCTAATATTTTCTTCTGTCCAATCTACAGATACGTTAGCTTTCTTTAGATTGGGATTACCAAGATATAGGTCAGCTTGATTTGCCATTTTTCATTTTCCTCAATGCTAACAGAATCATCTGTAGTTCTGAATTATTTTGAAGATCTTTTGGTGAAAGATCCTTGGATAGTAATTTAGGTTTTCTTTGTTTTAAAGCACCAGTCTTTAACATATTGGAGAGTGATTTCTCCATTTCTTTTCTAGCACTATTTCTTTTGTTCTTCACCTTGCCCGCCATTTTTTAGAAACTTTTGTAAGTCAGCCGTAGATCCAATAAACAGAGCATTGTTAGTGACACTGTTAGGACCTTTGGGATCTTCCTTATTTAAGTCTTTCATTTTTTGTTGTAGGTCAATTAACTTATCAGTTGCGTCCGCAACACTCTTAATTAACTGTCCAGCAACTTCATATGCTCTTGGCGAATCACTTTCCTGAGATAACTCAAGGATACCATTTACAGCTTCTTGACCTTTTTCAATCAAAGAGTATAACTGAGATCTAGTGTATTCGTAATCTTTTTCCGACTCCTGTCCGCGATCTCTGGCTTTTGGAATTGGCTTGGGTTTCTTAACAATCTTAGTTTCCTCTATAGGAGTAACTTCAATATCTAAGGTTTTATCTATATCGTGGAATTCACTCTTCATACGTCTTCACCTTTCGAGGGACTATAGACCTTACCGTCATTATAATCATACTTAAATTCACTGAATCCAAAGTCATCAGCAGGTTCAATTAGTGCAGTATCTTGTGGGGTAATTGCATTTAATACAGCACCAAAATCATGTTGAGTAATCATACTACCATACTCACCCCTTCTAACTGTCAATCTATTAGCTGCAATAGACTTAATCTTCATGATCTCAGAATCAATCTCAATAAATGTTTCTGGGACCAGACTTGTAGCATCTGAGACTTCGAAGGATACTACCTTAGAATTAATAACTTCTGCAAGTGTAGTAGTTGCATCATTATTATAATCTTTGATTGCAAGAGGTTCTGCTGTATAACGTACCTGTCTAGATCCTGTCTTGAGATTTGAAGTATCTGTTTGATAATCAACCTGAACCTTCTTAATGAGACCTTCATCCGTAGAGGGTAGAGGTCCGTACATGTAAGTCTTTGCTGTAAAGTTTAAAGTATAAACAATCTCTCTTCTTGTCAAATAATCATCAGTATAATTATCTTCAAAACTAATGCTTTCCAGAACAATAGGAACATCTTTCTTCTCTCCCAATACATCGAGCATGTCAATGGTTAAATTGAAACTGGGTTGAAAGTAAGGTAAAATTTGTTCAACGATCTGAAGTGCATCCTCATTTAGTTTTGCAAGAACATTCAACTGAATATTAATATTATAAGGAACAGGCATGAAAGTTTTTGTCAGTCCCCCTGAAGCAGTATTAACTGCTTTGAAAGTCTGCATAGTAGAAACCTTTCGGGATCCATCATACTGAATACCTACCATTTCAAAAGACATTCGAGGTAGATCTACACTCGATGCCGTTCTTGCAGCCCCTTCAGTTCTTAACTCGGGTCTTTGTTCCAACCTCGCTAAGAATTTTTGTACAGGACCATATGCAATGGGAACCTTTACCACACTTAAGTTAGTACCAGCACTTGTCTTGGTACGAACCTCCATGTTATTAAACAGGGTTCCAAAGGATATGATAGTCTTTCGAATGACCTGATGATAGAAATGAGGTGCTAACATAATAAGGTTAACTATTATACTTTATTTAGAACTCCCCAAAGGGGTTTCTTTCTGAGAAGTCGAGAATCTTGTCGGCCTCTGTCTCAATGTCTTTATTAGATGCAAATCCATTATCATCTCCACTATCAAAATCAATAGAAGAGATAGTGTAACTTACACCAACTCCAACAACGGATTCTCCGATGACAAACGATCCATCAGCCCTAGTGATTCCAAGTTGTCTATTTGGAGCATTCCAAGAACTGACATAACCTTTGGTTCCACTTTCCAAACCTTCAACAACTGTACCTCTTTCATAGTCACCGAAAGATGGATCTTCAACTGGATCAATATCAACGGTAGGATAGTTAAATGTATATCCTGCACCAGCACTACGATATCTAATTTGAGCAAGAGAACCAGTTACATCAAGAACTGCCTCTGCATCAACATTATTAATAGCAGTAGATGTACCAACAGAAGAAGGAATAAAGATTGGTTGAACGTAGATATTAGGTGTAGTAGAATAACCAACACCACCAGTAATAATACCAGCAGGTCCCATTACTTGAGTATTGATAACAGCTGTTGCAATACCACCACCTGATCCTCCACCACCAGTTATAGTTACAAGAGGGGGATTCTGATAACCTGTGCCTGGATCAGTAAGTAAAATTCTATCAATACCTTTGCCAGTAAGATTGCCAGTTCTACTTGTCATGATAGCAACAGCAGTTGCCTGTCTACCTCTATCTGGTTCTGTGATATAAACAAGTGGAGTATTTAAGAAACCTTGTCCAGATTCTTTAATGAATATCGAACCAATTTCAAGTCCATTCATGACAGCTACTGCCTGTGGAACAATATTGTCACAAGTTTGAATATGTTGTGCAACCTCACTAGTTTGCAGATCTGTTTCTTGTTCTGTAGTTGTTGTGGGAACTTGAGTTTCAACAGCAGATCTGAATTGTGTATCTGTTGTATGTAATACTGTAAGGTGATCCATCACACCAATATATCCTGCAGTTCTAGTTGGAGCTCTACCAGCACCAGCAACGTCAGCACCCATTCTCAAAACATCATTACCGATGAATGGAATTGGGTCTACGTTTGCATATGGACCTTGAGATACGCCATTGACACTGATTCTTGCATCCGTACCAACCTGAACAATTCTGATAAAGTTCCAAGCATTCGCATTAATCTGTTGTGAAGATGAAGTTGTAGTTTGTGCTGATGCAAATCTAATCTTACCATCCGTTAAATGATAGATCTTAATTCTATCTGACCATAACAGAACACCTCCCAGACTTGGATCTGGGGATAGATTTACTGGATAATACCAGAAACTAATTACTACCCTTCCATTTCTACCATCAATAGTTGATGGAAAAACTAATCTAGAATTTTCTACCTCAGTGGAAAGCGTATGTTCATATGCATTATTTCCAAACTTAACCTGAGAGGCAGTAGTTCTATTTGGTGGACTGAATGTAATAGTAGGAATTGATAGATGATTTGAGCCAGGATTAGTTACAGTTACTGTAGTAATTCCACTATCCACCATAGTAGCAGTACCTGTTGCAGGTATACCTTTCTCTGGATTAGCAATACTTACTGATGGAGTAGTAATATAACTTCCATCGTTAATCATGTCGATATACTGTACAGATTTAACACCTGTAAATGTAGTTGCATAACCAATACTTGCAGCAGCTGAAACCGCAGTAGATGGAATCATATTGATAATCATGGCAGAACCTGAACCACCAAGAGGTTCTATAATGTCCTCACCAGTAATACCAGTTTCAACATCAGCAATATCAATGATCTCATCTTTGTACTCGAAGATCTCACACCTAAGTTCATACATGAAAAGATCATTCAACTGGTAGAAGGGAACTTTGCCTTCCACATACTTAATTTCGAATATAGCATTATCTAAAGGAAGATAGATCAAGTCACCTTCTTGAGGTCTATTGGTTAACTTAATCTCGCCTTCTGGATATAATTCTAGGAAAGGACTAATGAAGTCATCATATCTTTCCTTTGAAATAACTAATTGTATCTCGTCTGTTGCACGAACACCAAACTTTGTTAAAATATCTGATGGTGTTCCAAACCCTTCAAAGTTAGTTAAGTATGCCTCAATTCTAAAACTATCATCAAATCTAGAAGCATTGATTTCTTTAATTACTGTTGCTTCATTAACAATTTTTCTAGGTAAGTACAAGACATCCTGACCAAACATCTGTAGATGTTCGTTCACCAAATCCTGAACTAACCTTCGTTCACTAGGTGATCCGTGTAAGAAAAAAGGACTTAAAGGCATTATCCGATAAAATCTAGAGGTGGCATTGCATATTCAGTCATCAACTTCTCCTCATGGTCTTCAAGTTCTCTTTGAGCATCATCGAATAGTTGTCTACCATTCATCTCAAGACCACCAGGCAGTTTTACTCCTTGGAATTTTATTAAGTTCTGACCCCACTGTCTCTTAATAAGAGATGTGGTATACCTCTTTAACCAAGGATCGTTGTAAACTGATGTTGCTGATTGTGGATCTACTTCTCTATAACAGTCAATTAGAATGTAATGATTCTCTGTTACTTCACCAAGATCAATATCCAAATAGAGTCTTCTATTCTTCTTATTAAATCTTATCTGAGCATCAGGGTTAATCATATAATCAAGGGTTTCAAGATAAGACTTGACCATTGCATAGTTCAGTAAATCAATTGCCCCGTAGTAATATAAATCATTCAGGAACAATTGGTATTTAATATTGAATAATCCGTCCGAGACTGAAGACGAATCAATCTTAAAGATTTTGTTTACGCCAATGATTGAATCTGGAAGAGGTAAGTAATTTGAATCCTCTTCATACTCCATCATCGACACTCCACCATGGGAACTAGTCCCTGTGGTAGTTGAGGCAATACCTGCTAAGGTGTCTTTTTCTACTTCAAGTAGTTTATGCTTGAGAAAAACTCTGTCTATTCCCTCACCATGTCTTTCATGGTATAATTGGATGGCATCATCGATCAAATCTTCAACTTGATCGTCGTCAACGTTGATCTCCAATACTGGTTTACCGAGTTTTCTTAGGCAGTATTCCTTCAACTCGTCTCTACTAGAGGGCTTTGCCATTCCCAAACTCTATAGGTTTCTCCAAAGTATTTATGATCTTACTAACTGGTTATCAAGGATTTATCGGATCTCATTTCAGAAAAGCACTGGGGGAAGAGGGTCAACACAAAGTTATTGGTATCGATCAGGACAATGCGTGGGAGTTTCTGCGTAAATTCGATCAATGGAAGAATGTGACACTTATTGTACACAATGGTGCAATTTCATCTACAACAGAGAAAAATTGGATGACTATTGCACACTACAATCAAGACTTCACTGCCCATCTCTTCGCAAAGGCAATGGAGTATGAGATTCCTATTAAATATGCATCATCAGCATCTGTGTATGGGAATCAAAAAAAGAATCGTAAACTAATAAACCCCCTAAACCAGTATGCCATCTCAAAGTTAATCATTGATTATTATGTCTTAGATCATATTGATAAGTTTAAAAGTATTCAAGGATTTAGATATTTCAATGTATATGGTGAGGGAGAGGATCATAAAGGTGATCAAGCTAGTCCAGTATCAAAGTTTACTAAACAAATCAAAGAGACAGGTGAATTAAAGTTATTTGAAGGTTCTGATAAGTTTTACAGAGACTTTGTTTGGGTCAAAGACGTAGTAGATGTAGTTCTAAATAATACGGCAGGGAGCGGCATTTATGATGTAGGCACAGGAAAGCCCACCTCATTCCAAAAAGTTGCAGAATTGGTTGCAAAAAAAGAGAAGGGAACCATAAAAATGATCCCCTTCCCTGAACACCTTAAAGGTAAATACCAAGATTACACTTGTGCTGATAACTCATGGTATGAACATGATTATACTAGTGTTGGAAGATATCTTGGAAGTGAATAAACGCAGTAGCAATATACTTTTCATTTGATTTAGGCATCTCACCTTCGTGTGCAAACATAAAATTACACGGGAAGATAAGAACCTTACCCCTTTCGGGTTTAATAGTTATGTTTAAATCTGGGAAGGTTGTACAACCACCTTCAATAACATCATTTAGATATACAATCACAGCGAAGACTCTCGTAGCATTAGGTCCTGCTGTTTGATCAAAATGTTCAAGAAAATATCCCTTATCTTTTGGATACACTCTTACTGAGATATCTCTAAGTGCGAGGGGTTCTCCTTTAGGAGTCAAATTATCTTTTTCATAGTTTTCATATGCCCTGAAAATTCCTTGTGTCAGGAAGTGAGATATTGCATCATCTGGTT